CTACCTTTGGTTAACGGGCATGGTTAACGGATGGTATAGACACATGGTTAACAGATGGTAAAGACTTATGGTTAACGGCCCTTAACCTTTTGTTAACCATATCTCTTAGGCCTAACGGTTAAGGTAAAGCATTAAGGTTAACAGGTAGTGCTACCACCACTGGTTAATGATTAACCTTAACGCTTGGTCACCGCGGGCTGGCTGGCTGGCGGGCACTAGCGGGGGTGTACCCCCGGCCCCGGCCCTATAGTACTGCACCTCGACAATTTCGTGGAGAATTTATCACACTTCGGGTTTTTTCTGCTTTAGGGGGGTTGACAGGGGGTATCGAAACGTGGTATAATAGTATATAGGGAACATTCAGTACAACACCATACACTTAGTGATTTCAGTACCTTAGTACCTACTGGACAGGAAATAAGATCATACAGAATGTATATAGGTACCTAAGCCTCTGCGACGGTTTGTCATTCTTTGTCGCGTCTCTATCAGGAGTAGACCATCAGTATGTACTCACCATCCGAGAAAAATCCATTCAAGTCTGAAGGCGGTGTATACTACCTGAAGCCCATCTTCTATGAACACGACCTGTCTGAGAACAAGGACGTTGCGTTATACACACTCAAGGATCAGGATCACGAGGTCAATGGAAAAGTCTACCCGTCCCTCCGCAGACTGTACATTGAGACAGGCGACCTTACGGAATATGAATTTGTTAATCTCTTCCTCGGTGGGTGGCCTCACTGGAAGAGACTACAGGCCTGCACATGGTTCCAGCCCTATCTGGAAGAGTGGAGAGAAGAGCTCGAGGTCAAACTCCGCTCGGAAGCCCTTGCCAAGGTCGTAGACATCTCGAAGGCCAAGCAGCACCCCTCCCACTATCAGGCGGCAAAATACGTAGTCGACAAGGGGTGGCAGCCCAAGGAGAAACAACAGACCGGTCCCAAGACCCGCGAGAAGATACGCGAGGAGGCCGAGAAGATACACAACTCGAATGTTGAGGTCCTCGAGGACTGGAAGAGGATCAAGGGTGAGAATTGAGCAAACAAGACGATATAAGACAGGCGGCAGAGGCCGACCTTGCGACATTCATCCAGCTTGTACACCCTATGCGTGTACTCGGAGCCGTACACCACGAACTGATCGACTGGTGGGAACGCCCGAGTAAACACACACACCAGCTTGTCCTGCTTCCGCGGGACCACATGAAGTCTGCCCTAGTGGCGTACCGAGTAGCATGGTACATCACGCGAGACCCCACCCTACGGGTCCTTTACATCTCGTCAACGGCAAACCTAGCTGAAAAGCAGCTTAAGTTCATCAAGGATATCCTCACCTCGAAGATATACCGCCGGTACTGGCCGGAGATGGTGAACATAGATGAGGGCAGACGGGAACGATGGACTGCGACTGAGATCAGCGTGGACCACCCCAAACGTAAAGCCGAGGCAGTTCGTGACCCCACGATCTTCACCGCAGGTCTTACAACCGGTATCACTGGCCTACACTGCGACATTGCCGTCTTGGATGACGTAGTGGTTCGAGAGAACGCATATACCGAAGAAGGACGAGATAAAGTTCGCCAACAGTACTCCCTCCTGTCCTCCATTGAGGGAGCAGACGCCCTAGAGTGGGTTGTCGGTACTAGGTACTTCCCCGACGATCTCTACAACGACCTCCTCCAAATGGTTGTAGAGGACATGGACGAGCAGGGTAACATCGTCAACACGGAGCAGCTTTACGAAGCCTTCGAGAAACAGGTGGAAGACATAGGCGACGGAACGGGTGAATACCTCTGGCCAAGGCAGCAACGATATGATGGCAAGTGGTTCGGCTTTAACCAAGCGGTTCTAGCCAGAAAGAGAGCCCAGTATCTCGACAAGACCCAGTTCAGGGCGCAGTATTACAACAATCCGAATGACATCACCGAAGCGCCCATCACCCCCGACAAGTTCCAGTACTACGAGAAATCGAAGATACGCAGGGTCGAGGGGAAATTTTATTACGGTGGGAGACGACTGAACGTAGTAGCCGCTGTCGACTTTGCGTTCAGTCTCTCCAAAAAGGCAGACTACACCAGCATAGTGGTCGTGGGTACAGACTACGACAGCAACCACTACATACTGGATATAGAAAGATTTAAGACCGATACCATCAAGGAGTACTTCGACAAGATCGCCATGTTGCAAAACCGCTGGGGTTTCAACAAGATCAGGGCAGAGGTTTCTGTCGCGCAGGCTGTCATCGTCAAGGACCTCAAGATGAACTACATAAAACCGATGGGCCTCGCTCTCTCTGTAGACGAACACCGCCCATCGCGCCACGAGGGCTCTAAAGAGGAGCGCATGGAAGCAACCCTCAAGCCTCGCTACGAGAACCTCAGAATGTGGCACTACCGCGGGGGCAACTGTCAAGTACTGGAAGAGGAGCTAGTACAGAAATTCCCACCGCACGACGACGTAAAGGACGCACTAACCGCAGCACTGGATATATCAACTGCGCCTACTTTTTCCGGCTTAGGGCAAAGTCACAAGGGCAGGGAGTTGCGTCAAAAATACGCTCACAGTCGGTTCGGGGGCATTCAATAACAAGGAGGACTTAATATGCCAGCAGGTAAAGGATATGGCGTCGGTGTCAAGAAAATCCAGAAGTTTGGAAAGGCTACCGTCGCAGGAAAGAAAATGGCTAAAGGCTCAGGCAGGAAAGCCAAGGCAAGCCAGTTCAGCAAGTTGAAGGCGGGTGCAAAACCCAAGGCCTATAACCCCCTACAGAAGGCCCGTCAGGACAAGGCGAAGAAGGCCGCTAAGGGTTTCAAGCTGAGGGGAACTAAATAATGTCACGTGAAGCAGGAAGAGGTATGTCCCTACAGAAACGGGGTGCAGAAGTACTCCGAGGTGACTATTCCCATGTAAAGAAGCAGGCTGCAAAGTCCGCAAAGCCCAAGAAGCAGGCTGCAAAGAGTGGCAAGTCAGCGGTATCGGGTGCATCCCGGTCAACGGCTGGCAAGGTCAAGAAGTCAGCAGTGTCAGGTGCGTCGCGGTCTGTCGCAGGTAAGGTATCCGCAACGTCCGGTGCATCACGCTCTGTAAGGGGCAAGACTGGTGCAGCAGGATCGGTTGACCAGAAGAAGGCAGCAGGTCGTCGCGCAGAGGCAGATCGTAACAGCCCACGCTCAAACGGTACGGGCCGCGGTCCTAAGACACGGAATGCAAAGGTCACTATTCGGGATAAGTCCAAGAAGAAGATGACCGGTGCCAACAGCCGCAAGGCATCCCGTGGCAAGATCGGTAAACAGGCACAGCGTCCGACTACCGGTGGAACCGCAGGTCGTCGTCAACGCCGCAAGATCAACTTCTCGGGAAAATAACACATGGCCGGTAAGGTCCTAGACCTAGATAAGATTGTTGTCCCTGACCATCTGGCGCATGAGATCGCTCGGCGCTGGATGGAATGGGATGGCAAGCGTGACAAGTGGAAGAAGGAAAAGGTAGAGCTTCGGAACTACATCTTCGCCACTGACACCACAGATACGTCTGCCAGTAGGCTGCCGTGGTCAAACAAAACACACATTCCGAAGATATGTCAGATCAGGGACAACCTGTTTGCCAACTATCTGGCAAGCATGTTCCCGAAACGCAAGTGGATGAAGTGGCAGGGTGATACCGAAGAGGATCAGGCCAAGGAAGAAGCCATTCGCGACTATATGACGTGGTGCACACAGCAGAACTGGTTCAGAGACGAGTTTGTCAAGCTCATACTGGACTATATCGACTACGGCAACGTGTTTGCTACTGTGGAATGGATTGACACCACCACGATGATGGAGGGTGAACGAGTTCCCGGTTTTGTCGGGCCTAAGCCAGTCAGGCTGAACCCACTCGACCTCGTGATGAACCCTGTTGCCCCAGATAGCCGCAGAAGCCCCAAGATTGTTCGCTCCACACTGTCTATCGGTGAAGCGAAGGAACAGATTGAGGCGTTCTCCGGTGATGAGCAGGACAAGGAGGTCGCAAAGAAGGTATTCGACGAACTCATCAATATGCGCCAACAGGCAACCCAGTATGGTGGCGATTTCAAGGAACTCGACGAGTTCTACAACGTGGATGGGTTCGATACGTACCGGAACTACCTTGGTTCGGACTATATGGAACTCCTGACCTTCTATGGGGACATATACGACCACCACTCCAACGAGCTCAAGAGGGATCACGTTATTGTCGTGGCAGACCGTCACAAGGTCATCTATGACAAGCCGCACCCTAAACTATCTGGCAAAATCCCGATATTCCATTCTGGGTGGCGTGTACGGCAGGATAACCTCTGGGCGATGGGTCCACTGGACAACCTCGTCGGAATGCAGTACCGGATCGACCACGTAGAGAACATGAAGGCCGATATATTCGACCTGACAGTATACCCACCCCTCAAAGTCAAAGGCATGGTCGAGGACTTCGAGTGGGGACCATTCGAGCGCATCTACACCGACAACGACGGAGACGTAGAGCTCATGTCCCCGAAGGCTGATATCCTCACCGCAAATGTGGAGATACAGGGTTATGAGCAACGCATGGAAGAAATGGCTGGCAGCCCGAAGGAAGCAATGGGCATTAGATCGCCGGGAGAGAAAACTAAGTATGAGGTCCAACGTCTTGAAAACGCAGCCTCACGTGTCTTCCAGTCAAAAATCAAACAGTTCGAGGAACAGGTCATGGAGCCCGTCCTCAACGAAATGCTTGCACTAGCGAGGAAGAACCTCAACACGGCAACCATTCGCCTTCTGGACGACGAGCTCAAGATTACCGAGTTCAAGAAGATTACTAGAGAGCAACTCTCCGCAATGGGTACTCTCAAACCTGTGGCCGCACGTCACTTCGCTGAACAGGCTGAGTTGATCCAGAACCTCACTCAGTTCTCGCAGTCCCCGATTGCCGAGAGCATCAAGCCTCACATCAGCACTGTCAAGTTGGCCGCACTGGTCGAGGAGATTATGGCCATTGAGGACTACGAGATCATCTCGCCGTTTGTAGCGATTGCCGAAGAAGCAGAAGGTCAGTCCCTCGCGATGACCGCACAAGAACAAGTACAGATGGAAGCCCAGACCCCGGCTGGCATAGCAGGAGACGACTATGACGAAGAACCAATCCCCGCGGTCTAAGAAGCTAGACGTATACTGGACCAAGCATGTCGCACAGGACATGAAGGAAAAGACCGCTGCAACCATCCTCAACTCAACCGTCGCCCTCGAGAGACTTCGGGAAATATGCGACGAACTCATAAGTTCAGTGCACAGTGAAGAACGTGATAAAACTGAATATGAGAACGGATCATGGGCATACAAACAGGCCCATCGAAATGGTGAGCTCTCTGCTTACCATATGATAAGAAAGCTCACGGACCACCTGAGCTCAAACTAAAGGAGGCCCAGACCAATGGCCAACGACGATATCTTCACGCAGACTGACCAAGCTGATGTGAACCCTCAGCCAGACCCAAACAAGAACTATCTCGAAGAGCTTGTAGGAGAAGGCAAAAAGTTCAGTGACCCTCAGGCCCTAGCGCGGGGCAAAGTGGAAGCTGACACACACATCGCCAGATTGGAGAGGGAACTGGCAGAGCTTCGAGAGAAAGCCAATACGGGTAGAACCGTCGACGATCTCTTGAAAAAGCTCGAGGAACGCAACACACAGAGCAACGGGAACGCTAGTAACTCGGGGGAATACCAACCTTCGAGCCAAGGGCAGAACCAGAACGCTGATGCTGGTGCGGTTCAACTAGACGAGAGCAAAATCGAGGAACTACTTTCTGGGAAGCTCAACGAGTTTCAGAAAAGCCAGAGAGAACAGGCCAATCTCCAACACTCTGTTCGCGTAATGCAGGAGAAATGGGGCGACAATGCTCAAGTCGAATTAAACCGAAAGGCAAAAGACCTTGGGATGACGCCGGAAGGCCTCAAGGAATATGCCAAAACCAACCCCTCGGTCTTTCTGACCTTGGTTGGGCTGAATGCTACTGCGCCTCAACAGACTGTCAATAATCCGGTTCCAGCGCAATCCTCTAGTAACCCTGCGTCCCAGACGCCGGTTGGCGGTGTAAAAAACCAGTCATACTACGACAGGATGAAACGTGAAGACCCGAAGAAATGGAAGTCGCGTGACGTACAGTGGGAGATGCACAACGAAGCAATCAGGCAGGGCGAGGCGTTTTTCAGCTAAAAGGAGATTAAATCATGGCTGGTTTTACGACTTCGGCTAATGAGCATCTCATCCGCTCGAACCTTTGGTCTACTCAGATCAAGGAGACGTTGGAGGAGGAGCTTTTCGCCCAACAGTACGTAGACATGATCACTGACTTCCCAGATGGTGATACCCTCAATATCCCGTCTCTCGGTCAGGCAGAAATTCGTGACTACGTCGAAGGTCAATCGGTTACCTATACCGCAATGGACACTGGTAACTTCACCTTCACCATCACTGAGTACAAGGCTTCGGCCACGTACATCACGGAGAAAATGAAGCAGGACACGTTCTATATGTCCCGCCTTGTTGGCTCCTTCGTCCCTAAACAGGCTCGGGTTATTGCCGAAGCGATGGAAGAGGACGTACTTGCAGTCGGACCTGATGGTCAGACCGCCTCGGACCTGAACGCGATCAACGGTGCAAACCACCGCTTTGTTGGCGGCGGGACGAACGAGGTTATGGCTCTGAATGACTTTGCGCTTGCCAAATACGCTCTGCGTAAAGCCAACGTCCCGATGACCAACCTCATTGCAATCGTAGACCCTTCGGTTGAGTTTGAACTGTCTACTCTCGTCACCACGACGTATGATGCCAACCCGTACTGGGAACGCATTGTACAGGATGGCATGTCGACGGGTATGCGCTTCTTCAACACGATCTACGGCTTTGATGTATACGTATCGGACTTCTTGAAGTCTGGTATCGCTGAGACTGTCAACTCGGTTACGACCACGGTTGGCGTCGCAAACATCTTCTTCTCTGCCACTCAGGACATTCTGCCTTTCGTGGGCAATGTTCGTCAGGCACCGAAGGTGGACAGCGAATACAACAAAGACTTGCAGCGTGAGGAGTACGTTACTACCGCTCGTTGGGGCTACAAGCTCTACCGTCCTGAAAACATCGTCACTGTCCTCACCGACACTGACAAAGTAGCTTAAGGAGGTGATCTGATGTCTTGGTACAACGATGACGGTCTCTATGTCCGCTTTGGAACAGAGAAAACCGTACCGGCTCTCGGTGGTGAAAACTCCACTGATGGTCAAATCCGCACGGTCAATATTGACTTTGAGTACACCGATCTCGCTGCCACTGGCACTGAGAAAATCATTGGTGAGGGTGTTGTTATCCCTACTGGTGTTTTCCTTAAATCGGCAACGCTCGAGGTTATTGAGGCCTTTGTTGGCGCAACTGCGACCCTTACCCTCGGTCTGATCGACACTGATCGATCTACTGCTTGGGATGCAGACGGTATCGATGCTGCGATTGCTGTAACGGCGATTGACGCTATCGGTGACACTATTGCTTGCGATGGTGATCTGATTGGTACCG